GTGTCCATTTGTTCTTCAGTAAGTTCAATTCCACGAACCGGCATACCCAAAAGGTGGAATATTTTTGTGTAAAGTTTTTCTCTATCTGGTTGAGTTATTACTGTAGATGACATTCTATTGTTTTTTATTATAAATATCCGTATATTTGGATATTAAGTATTTTTCGTGAAATCAAAATTTAAATTTAAATATACTAAAAGTAGGTTTTCACAAGGAATCAATAGAATTTGTGTGGGTAAAAAACCATACGACACCTCTAAAAGTATCCTTACGAGCAGTTGGAGGGTAATTTATGATGTTTTCTATTCAAAGTATGGTCAGTATGGTAGAGTAACGGAGAATGGCGCGGAGGGGGTTTTAACACCTAAGAGAACTTGGTCTGCAGTGAACCAATTTAACACTCACACAGATATTCAGGACATAATTGTTCAATATCTAAATCAAAATATATCAAATGATTTTTTCTCTAAGGGTATAGAGGAGGTTGATGGTAGAAAAGTTAAGTTAATAGATTTTGACCCCAAAAATGAAGACGTTCAATCTATTAACGATGAGCTCAAAAATTATTTTAATTGGTTATATTATTATGGTGATAAATTATTTAAGGACTTGGGTAAAGTATCCAAGAACGATATTTTACATCACCTTTTAGAAATTGCAACTTTTACAATGGCGGCCGGCACATTTGGTGAACTCGCTGTTGAGTTTTTTCTAAAAACAAAATATCCCAACGGTTATGATGTAATTAGAAATTCATCATTAAGGGGTAACTCAGATGATATGAAAAATGGTGTGGACTTGTACACAATAGAAAAGAAAATACCATCTAAAAAGAAAAAGTTTCAGATAAAAAACGTAAGGATTTATGATGAAAACGTAATTTATAAATCTATCAACACATCTTATTATTCTGATAAGGGAATAGATTATTTGGTTTTGGTTCAAATAAATATTGATGAAAATACCCATATTCCAAATCCATCTAATATGATTTTCTTAAATATGTCGCCCAATTTATTTGACACCAAGAAAAGTAAAACAGGTAAATATTCATATTCATATAAAAAAGAACAAATAATAATGGAAGAACAAATCGGCCAAATTTTTAATTCAAAAATATTTTTTGAATTTTTTATGTATTGTTCCAAGCACGGAATAGAATTTAACATGGATGTTTTGGAAGAAACAAGCATTAAAATTGGTGATAAGTCGGTGAATGTAATTCTACCAAAAAATCACCAAGATTTTAACGAGTCTGTCATAATAGATTCTTGGAGAGATTTAATTAATCAGTTTGAAAAGGATGTGCCTAAGAAAGAAAGTTTAGAGTACTTAGAGGAGCTCATTAAGAAGTGATTGAGCAAAACTTTCTGAATATTCATTATCTCCCATTACTTGGTCGATAATATTCTTTTTCTTTTGTAATATATTATAAACAATCATTTCGATTGTGTTTTCAAAAATAGGATAGTAAACAAGTACACTATTCTTCTGTCCATATCTATATGCCCTATCTTCTGCTTGGGAGTGGTCTGATGGTACAAATGACAGGTCATTCATTATTACTGCTTCTGCCGCAGTTAAAGTAATTCCAACGCCACCCGCTCTAATATTGGATACGAATATTTTTATTTTATCCTCATTTTGAAATCTGTCAACACTTTCTTGTCTTCTTTCTTTTGACATTCTACCATCAAGGGTCACAGAATTTTTCTTATACTTCTCGTGAATCATATCCAAACTCATAGTAAAGTTTGTAAATACAATTACTTTTTTACCTTGTTCTGTGAACTTATCAATTAACTCATATGTGTATGGTACTTTTTCGTATGCAATTACTTGTCTAATTTTCATTAGACGATTTAATGTTACACTAATTGATTCATTCTTTTTATTTTCCTTAGATATTTTCATGAATTCTTCTAACTCTTCATTGTAGAAAGTACTCTGCATATCTAAGAAAATAGGAGTTATAATTTTTTCGGGTAAATCGAGAATGTCGGTTTTTATTCTTCTTAATACCAAATTTTTTGTTCTTTCTCTTAGTTCATCTAAATTACTTGCCCCACCCGTGTTCCATATTTTTTTACCCCCAACTTTAAACTGATAACCCGCACAATATCTTCTGACATAACCTTGCCAATTTAATGCAATTGGTGAATTAACAATTTTTAATAAATTATAATAGTTTATCGGTCTTGATGTCATTGGGGTTCCTGTAAGCAACCATACCTTAGGTATTTGTTTTACAACATCATTAATTAGTTTTGTTCTCTGTGCTGTTGGTTTGAAACATAGTGAGCCTCATCAATTATTACCAAATCAAAATTTTCATTTATGATTAATTTATATGCTTCACTATCTTCTGATTTATCGGTTGTGTGATAGTTTTTTAATATATCATAATTGATTATATAATAATCAAATGTGGAACCCCATTTTCTGCCTTCAACAATTAATGATTTTTTTCTTGAGTAATTTTCAATCTCTCTTGACCAGTTAATCTTTAGTGATGCGGGACAAATAATTAGAACTTTTTTTGCTCCACATTCTAGTGAGGCAATAATCGCGGACGTGCTTTTACCAAGACCCATATCATCAGCAAGAATGTATTTGTCATTGGCTAACAATTTTTCAATGGCTTCTTTTTGATGTTCCATTGGCGGTCTATGTGAGTAAGGAGTATAATCTATTATTCTATCTAATTTTTTTTCTTCTTGGATAATAGATGATTTTGGAATCCACATCGCATGATTCGTTTCGGAATCAATAATTTTACCCCATATATGGTATGCCTTATCGCTTTCACACAATAATTTTTCACACCAAATCTTTTCAGGTGCTTTGGTTAACTTCTTGTCCTCCATAATTTTTTCACCAAAATTCTTGGCAATGGTGATATGCTTTCGAGCAACTCGAGGTACTGTTTCGTAATACTTTGTAACATATTCCGCTTGGGGTCTTGTTAATTGAAAATTTTTAACATTATGAAATTTGTGTTTCCAATCAAGTAATTGATTGTTAAAACCTTCATATTCAAGCAGTATGTCTCTCGCCTCTATTTCTAGAATCTTGTTCTGCATATAACCTAAATATAATAAAATAGAAAGAATAATTGAACTATTTATTGAGTATGAAGCATAAATTACCCATAACAAGAGTCAGTAAATTCTTTTCAGAAGCAGATTTTGATTTAAATCAAATGATAGGTCAAGAATACCTTCATGGGGATTTAAATATGAAATTGGTTCTCTTTAGAGTTGACAAACAAAAGACCGATACGGATGAGGTTTATGCTGAAGTTGGTAAAGACCAAATTAAATTTTTACCTCCTGTTGAGTTTAATGGTTTAGTAAAGATTGAGGAGCCAAAAAACACCACCTATAAGGGTGGGTTAGGTAGGTACTTAGAGCCGGGTAATATGATAATATCTGTTTACATTAAACATTTAGAAGAATTGAAAATAGATATTAGATATGGTGACTACGTCGGTTATCCTGAAAGTGAAGAAAGAGTTAGATACTATACTGTAACCAATGATGGTAAAGTAACATCGGACAATAAACATAATATGTTTGGTTTTAAGCCACATTATAGAACAATAATTTGTGTAGCAACACAAGAATCTGAATTTAGAGGAATATAATCATGGGAATACCTAAAAGAAAAAATAATGTTCAAGTTTACGGGGTTAAACAAGACATGAATGGTCCTGACATTGTAGGGAGGAGAAAAGGGTTATTGGAGAGAATAACTAAATCAGATACCTTCTTACCCGATTCTATTTTACATGAGGACCTTGATTTAGGTATGCTTGATTTTGTAAAACAAAATTTCAAGGTTGTCTCTGGTGGTGACCAAATACCCATTATTCCAAGAATCTTGACGATTCAAAGATGGGGTGAGGTTTCAAACAATTGGACATTTGCAGATGAGGATGGTAATATGAAGTTACCCTTTATAGCTGTAATCAGAAGACCAGATGTTCAACCCGGTACTAATCCATCAATTCAACGAACAATACCAGACAGAAGAGATTTCTTCTATGCCTCTGTTCCGACATGGAACGGGACACAAATGGGTGCCGACATATATAAGATACCACAACCTGTACCAATAGATATAACTTTTGATGTAACAATTATATGTACAAAACTTAGGGATATTAATAAGTTCAATAGGATTGTTTTACAGAAATTCTCGTCTCGTCAGTCATATACAAGCGTAAAAGGTCATTACATACCTCTTGTTTTAGATAGAATCGAGGATAGCACTCCAATGGATACTTTGGAAGGTCGTAGGTTCTATATTCAAAATTACACCTTTATAATGCTTGGTTTACTAATAGACGAAGAGGAGTTTGAGGTTAAACCGGCGGTTAGTAGAATGTTTTTATTGAACGAGTTTATTAAGAGTAACAATTATACCAAAAAGTATATTGTCAAAACTATTGAGATAACAATCATGTCTTTTCCTGCTGATGGTGTTCAAACCGTCTTTAGTGTGGGCGAAACAATAAATGTATTGTTTACTGTTGCAATTAATGGTCTTATACAAATACGAAATGTGGATTACCTCCACGTTGCTCAAACATCAAAAATAACCTTTGTTCAACCCCCATTAGATGGTTCAGTCGTGACTATCACATATTATAAAGGTAGAAATGACACATTTATAGATACATTTGGTAAACCATTAAATGTAATTAATGAAAGTTTTACCTATAATGGCTCAAGTTTAGAGTTTACCACATCAAATGCTCTTAATAGTATTATCAGTTTAGATATTAATGGTCTTGTGGAAGATGAAGGTGTCGGTTTTGAAGTTTCAGGTAACTACAAGTTTAAATTACTATCAGCACCCGCAGTTGGTTCAAAAGTAAGTGTCGTTTACTTGAGTTAATTTTCCCCGTAGATATCTTTTTTCTCGTAGATATCTTTTTTCTTAGATTTACAAGATTCCTCAATCCACTTTTGGACTACTTTATAAATTTTTAGTCCGTTTTTATCACAATATTCCTTCAACATTTGATGATGTTTTTCGCTGACTTTGATGTTTTTTAGGTTCTCTTTTTCCATAAAGATAAATAATGATAAAAAAGGATTTTTAATTATCCTTTTTGAAAAAAGTCAGGAAATCTTTGCTAAAAACAAAGATATTTATAAGAATAATAAAATAAATTAACCAAACTTTTAAAAATGGCAAATTCAAATAGAGTATTTGTATCTCCGGGTGTCTACACATCAGAAAAAGATTTAACATTCGTAGCACAGAGTGTTGGTGTTACAACTCTTGGTTTAGTTGGTGAGACCCTTAAAGGTCCCGCTTTTGAACCAATCCTTGTAACAGATTATGATGAGTTTAAACTTTACTTCGGAGGTTCTACACCAGTAAAAGATGGTAATGGTAACCCAAAATTTGAGTTACCTTACGTAGCAAAATCTTATCTTGAGGAATCAAATCAACTTTTTGTAACAAGAATTCTCGGTCTTACAGGTTATAAACCTGTTAAGACTTACGCAATTAAAACCCTCGGCGGTTTAACCTTGGGTTCTTTGAGTGGCTCAACCACAGGTACGTGTGACCCATCCACCCTTAACCAAATAACTGGTAGTACATTCTTTGGAAACATTTCAGGAATTACTTCATATGATGGTCAAACTATGGACAATTATCTATTCTCCTCATTTAGTGGTAATACAACAGGAAATACGGGACAATGGTTTGTTATTGGTAACGTACCATCATCGTCTACATCAGGTCTAACCACAAGTTTAGAAGTAATTTCACCTTTAACAGGTTTAAATAATGCTAACAACCAAAATGGTAAAGAATGGTATAATATAGTATGTAATTCAGGTGGTACTGAGGTTTACTCCTTCTTATTTGTATACACATCAGGTGGCACAGAACAATTCAATGTGACTCAATTTGTTTATAACTCAACAGTTAAAAGTGAACACAATAATAAAGTTGTGGCGGCTTTCAGACCAAGAGGTTCATACTCAGGTCAAACTTTAGGTCTTGAATTGACAGGAAACACAAGTTTCAATGTTGTGGGTAGTTCACTTAGGGTGAATCCATTCTCTGAATTTACAATTCAGGTTACAGGTACAACAAGTAGTGGTAAGACATTTACATGTTCTATGGATACAACATCATCTAAGTACATAACTAAGGTTTTAGGTACCGATGTGTTTGATAAACCAAGAAAGGAAGTACCTATCTTTGTTCACGAAGCATATTCCGCATACTTAAAAGCGGCGTTCCAACAAGGTAATGTAAGAGGTCTAAGTTTAGATGAGGTGTTTGTTTCAGAAGGTTCAAACTTCGCGGAACAATGGGATACCCCAATGTCACCAATGGTTGTATCTGAAGTTCGTGGTGGTGAAGTATCTGATTTGTTTGAAGTGATTACTATCTGTGATGGTAACGCAGCGAATGAACAAGTAAAAATTTCAATCATTAATATTAACTTAGAAACAGGTGAATTTGATATGTTAGTTCGTGATTTCAACGATACTGACGACAATCAACTTGTTCTTGAAAAATTCACAAGATGTTCAATGAACCCTGACTTACCAGGTTATGTGGCGAGAAAAGTTGGTACATCTGATGGTGAATATGAATTACGTTCTAAGTATATCATGTTAAACATGGCAATTAACCATCCCGTAGATGCGTTCCCTGCTGGTTTTAAAGGATTCGTGGCTAATACATCGTTCTCAGATACAACCTTGGGTTCTGTTATGTTTAAAACTCAATTCTTTGACGCTGGTGACGTTATGGGATACGAAGCCGATGGTACCCCCATCCTTTCAGGTGGGGACAAAATCAGAAAGATAACCTTTGGTTTATCTTCTCAGACAGGATTTGATAAGGATTTATTTAAGTATAAGGGAGCTGCAGCGGTAGGTACTACTAAAGGTTTCCACTTATCTACAAACGCATCAACAATCACAGGTACAACATTCACAACTACATCGTATGATTTAGAGGGTCAAACAGGTGTTGATAATGTTATGACTAACATCAACTACCGTAAATTCACTTTTGCGGTGTGTGGTGGATTTGACGGATGGGACATTTACAGAGAAGTTAGAACATTCGGGGATTCTTATATCTTCGGAAAGCCAACGTATATTAGTGGAAACACGTCAAATGGTGGTGTATTCAGTACTACGGTTGGTAATTCTGACTACTATTCATACTTAAAAGGTATTCAGACCTACTCAAACCCTGAAGCTGTGGATATCAACATATTCGCATCTCCCGGTATCAACTTCTATGACCATAGTTCATTGACTTCACAGGCAATCGACATCATGGAAAATGATAGAGCGGATTCACTTTATATCATATCACCACCTAATTTCTCAACAGTTGAGGAAGTGGTAGCCGCTTTGGATGGTGTTTCTCTTGACACTAACTACACAGCCACATATTGGCCATGGATTCAGGTTAGAGACCAAGATAATGCCACCCAATTGCTTGTTCCACCAACAGGTGAGGTTGTAAGAAACATAGCCCTTACGGATAATGTGTCATTCCCTTGGTTCGCGGTAGCGGGTTACTCAAGAGGTTTGGTAAAAGCGATTAAAGCAACCAAGAAATTGACCTTAGACGAAAGAGACGAATTATATAAAAACAGAATTAACCCAATCGCAACCTTCTCAGATACAGGTACAATCATATGGGGTAACAAAACCCTTCAGGTTAGAGAATCTGCGTTGGACAGAATTAACGTAAGAAGACTCTTGTTAAGAGCCAGAAAGTTAATTTCAGCGGTTGCAGTTAGATTACTATTCGAACAAAACGACGAACAAGTAAGAAACGAGTTCTTGAGATTGGTAAACCCAATTCTTGAGTCTATAAAGAGAGAAAGAGGTTTATACGAATTCCGTGTAACCGTATCAAATGACCCTGAGGACATTGATGCAAACACTCTTAGAGGTAAGATTTACATCAAACCAACACGTTCACTTGAATTCATCGACGTTGAGTTCATAATAACACCTACTGGAGCATCATTCGATAATATCTAATGAAAAGGGGGAGTTTAACCGCTTCCCCTTTTAAATGTTCCACATGGAACCAAAATGTATAAAAGTTATATTTTAATATTAACCCAAGAATTGAGAAAAAACCCAGTATATACTAGAATCTAGTTTATATTTAATTAATCTAGTTTATATTTAATTAATCTAGTTTATATTTAATTAATCTAGTTTATATTTAATTAATCTAGTTTAATCTGGTTCTAGTATCAATACTAGTATATAAAAAATACGAAAAAAAAATTAAAGAATCAAGGGTTGAACGATAAAATATTTTTTTTGACAATGACATATTTATAAGAAAGTAGATAAACAACAACTAAAAAATTAAATAGACATGGCAGATTTATTAATGAAAATGCCGGTTCCTTACGAACCGAAAAGAGTTAACCGATTCATCCTTCGTTTCCCTTCATCATTGGGTATCAACGAATGGTATGTATCATCAGCAGCTAGACCGAGTGCTAAAATCAACTCAGTTGCAATTCCTTTTATAAACACCTCAACATATGTTGCTGGTAGATTTGAATGGAATGAAATGAGAGTAACCTTTAAAGACCCAATTGGTCCTTCAGCTTCACAAGCACTTATGGAATGGTTCCGTTTACATGCCGAATCAGTAACAGGTCGTATGGGTTACGCAGCTGGTTATAAAAAGGATATTGAATTAGAAATGTTAGACCCAACGGGTGTTGTGGTTGAAAAATGGATTCTTCAAGGAACATTTATCACAGACTTGAACTTCAATGAACTTGATTACTCAAGAGATGATATTGCATCTATCCAATGTTCTTTAAGAATGGACAGATGTATTCAAGTATACTAATACATTAAAAATAAAATCTGTCAACGTGAAGGTCTCTCAAAAGGAGACCTTTACTTTTTTGTGGATATTTCGTAAATTAATGTAGTTATATAACAAAACACATATATGGAAGAATTTAGAATTGACCCAACCATCGCATATGATGTGGTGGAGTTACCCTCACGAGGTATACACTATTCAAACAGCAGTAAAAAATCATTAAAGGTTGCTTACTTAACCGCATCTGATGAAAATATTTTATCGGCACAAAACTTAATTGCATCAAACACAGTAATTGAAGAACTACTAAAAAGAAAAATTTTAGATAGAGATTTTATTATCGATGAATTAGTTGATGAGGATAAGCAAGCGGTACTTATCTTTTTAAGAAATACTGCGTTTGGTGCTGAGTATAGTATTTCGCTTACTGACCCAAAAACAGATGAAAAATTTTCTACAACATTGGATTTAAGTGAAATATCCTTCAAGGACTTTACACTTGAATCAGATTCGATGGGAGAATTCAAATACACCACGGAAAAAACAAATATTGAAATTACATTTAAGTTTTTAACTAAAAAGCAACAAAAAGAAATTGAGAATATTGAAAAAAGTTGGAATGGAATTGGGGTGGCTCCAATTGTTACTAAACAACTTGAGATGATGATTAAATCTGTTGCGGGTAACAGGGACACGATGAACATCAGAAATTTTATTGAAAAACTCCCAATTAAAGATTCTCAATCGTTTAGAAAATACGTAAAAGAACATAAACCTTCATTAGATTTAGCAAAAACAGTAAAAACCCCGTCAGGAGAAGATATCCAAGTTGAAATTGGATTCGGGGTAGAGTTTTTTCGCCCTTTCTACGGATTATAAGAAAGGTCAGTTAGACGAAATTTTATTTTTAGTTAAAAGAGGTTTCTCTTATGGGGACATCCTGAACATGCCCGTCTAT